GCCCCAATCTGCTGCAGCATGTAACGCACGTAGCTGCGCAGCATTGGCAGCACCGTGGAATTGTGCTTCCATTGTATGCACTAACGGATTTTCCATGTCTGACGCTATTGGCGACTACTTAAACAGTATCGCGCGTTATCCACTTCTAACGCCGCAACAAGAGATACAACTTGGCCGCCGCGTCGCAAAGTGGAGAGAATTAAAGGATCTTGAAAGACCTTTAACAACGCAAGAACGCCGTGAGCTACGTAGCGGCGAACGCGCACGGCAAAAGTTCATGCAATCCAACCTTCAACTGGTGGTGCATGTCGCACGCAAGTACAGCAAGCGCAACACGCAAACGCTTGACATGCTGGATTTAATCCAAGAAGGCAACATCGGTCTTGCGCGTGCCGTTGAGCTGTTTGACTACAGTCGCGGTTACAAGTTCAGCACCTATGCCTACTGGTGGATACGTCAATCCATCGGTCGTGCATTGATTCAATACGACCCAATCATCAGGCTGCCGCTTGGCGTGCATGAAATGCTGATCAAGCTAAATAAAACAGCACAGGCATTTGCGCAAGAGCACGGACGCACAGCGACCATGGCGGAGCTTGCAGCAGTGCTTGATGTGACTCCTAAGGTGATATCTGACACATTGCAGCAAGCGTATCGAGTAACAAGTCTCGATAAACCCGCGCAAGATGAATCATCCAACATCTTGGACATCATCGCCGATCAAAGGCAGTACGACGTTGAATATGATTGGCAGCTTGAAACTGTACGTGATTATTGCGATGAGCATTTAGATGATCGCACGCGTGAAATCATCTATGCCCGTAACAGTCGCAATCCAGTGCCGTGGAATGATCTAGAGAAACGCATGGGCTTATCACGTGCACGCATGTGCGAAATACAAAGGCGTGGCATTAGTCGCCTTCGTATGCTGATAGGCAACCCGCTGGCAGGCACCCCACTTGGCGCCAACAATACAGAAAGTCGGGAACGTTTGGAGAGTCTGCCTAGCGGGAATGTGTAAAGACCACCAGCAAGAATGGCAGGCTAAGGTGTTTTATCATCAGATGCTTGAATCCAGTGCAGCACAGCAAGTTTGCGATCTAGCAGATAAAAATCCTGCTGATTGAACCATTGCTGCCATTCTTCGCTGCCTTTATTCCGATTGCATGGCCTGCAGGCTGGCACAAGATTAGTCGTCACAGTAGCGCCGCCTTTATGGCGCGGCTTGACGTGATCTAACGTGTCAGCCAGGTCTCCGCAATAAGCGCATTGATGCTCCCATGCATCAAAGATCTGCTGCCTGAATTTATGTTTTGCACTGCGTTTTGGGATGAGGTTTGCTCCATCAATGCAGTGATCCACGCAGTGGGCCTTGCTGCCTACAGCTTAAGCGCATGGTTTAGTATTGGAGTGCCCCGGCGAGTTCCAGCTCCCAGGGCGCGACCAACTCAACCATCTGAGCTGATGACCAGCATTGTAAGGGCTACTGAGCCTTGGGAGTATTACTGCCGCAAAGTTGCTATTAATCATCCGTCAAAATGTTGGGAATGGATGGGTAGCTGCGGAGCGCCCGGCTACGGCAATTGGGGGCTAGGCGGTGTGCAAGGCGCTCATCGAGCGACTTACAGGCTGTTTTATGGTGAGCCGTCCAATATGGTTTTGCACAAATGCGGCAATCGTCGTTGCTGTAATCCGAATCACCTTTACGACGGGACATCCCAGCAAAACCGTAGGGACGCGGAATCCCATGGAATGGCTCCTGTCGGCAGCCGGCACGGTCAATCAAAGTTGACGGAAGGGCAGGTTTTAGCCATACGGAATGACAATCGGCAAAGAAAAGTTATTGCTGCCGAATATGGAGTTAGTCCCACGGCAATTACTAACATCAAGCGGCGAAAAACTTGGGCGTGGCTTTAGGCGTAATCCCAGCGCACGCGTGGCTTGCCACGACGCATTCCTAAATGTACGAATCCTTTAGGTGCGCCGTAGCCAAGTGAATATGGCCAGTTAGCGTCGCACCACTCTTGCACGTGGTTGATGTTGACTTCACGGATGTAGAAATCAACTGCGCCAACATTAGGTGCATCGTACAGATGCTCACTGCCACTGGAGCCGCCTACTGCTGCATTGATGGCACGCGGGCGGTATCCACTGGTGATGACAACAGGCTTGCCGCCAAACTTAACGCGTGCGCGCTCAAGGAATGCTGCCAGCTCTGCTGCTGTGTCGAGCTGGTATTGATGATCAAACCGCCGCGCCTCTTGAAACAACGCAAACTCACCGAGCTGTATATGCGGCGTGATGCGAGCCGTAAATGCACTATTGGGCGATAGTTTGGCGGGATCCTGCTGTTGCTCACCAGCCCATAGCCGCCCTTCTGCGCGGCGACGGCGCAGCAATCCTGCCTCTACGGCACTGCCTGGGTTGCGATACAGCTCCATCGCTGCTGGCACTGCAGCCCAATCCTTGCCGGCAAGGCATTTGCTGATGGTTTCAAATCCAGTGCTGCCGTAAAAGCCGACGCCAAGGTTATAAGCAAAGGAGATCAGCGCACATTGCTTGCTGCCCGTCATCTCATTCCAAAACGGCACGCTATTGCGCAGTTTTGCGACAATGCGCTCAACCTCAAGCGTTAGCAACTGATCAGCATCAATCACGGTGATCTTGTCACCGCGCTGCACCTTGCGGCCATCTGGATAGCGCGTGGTGCCATAGCCGATGGTTGCCACATCCCATCCGTGCAGCGGATCAGGGTAAGCGCTGAGATGCACGCCCTCGAACTCTTTAATGAGCTTTATAGCTGGCTCATAATTATGCAGCTTGCCACCAGCCTGCCAGGTTTTGTACCATTGTTGATCCTTGTTAAAAACCTGCGGCGCAATCTTTAATAGCTCTGTCTCTAGCTCGGATATGGCAGCCATTTGATGCGGCGTGCCATGCTTGTAATACTTAAACAGATCGGTCAGTTTTATCATCGCTTTGCAAACGGAGTGATCACACCGGCGAGAATCTCAATAGCCCTATAGATCTTGACTGCTGCTTTGGCGGTGGCGCTAAGCGCTGCGTTGTCTTTCGGTGTTGGCGTCAAGTTGACCACAATCAACGCGACGCCATGGATGGCAACCGCCAAGGCGATGTAATCAGCAAGTCGATCCATAATTAACGAGTCCGCGGCTGTGCTTCCAGCTTAGATACCCTTTGTTCAACCGTATTTAGCCGTGTAAAAGTCTCTTTGCGGTCTTCTTTGATATCAGTGTGGAGCACTTCTAGCTGAGTAGCGATGTGCTCTACCGCGCTGGTCAATCGGATCACCGCATCTCGCGCTTCATCATTGCGGCGGCTAAATCCCATTGCGCCCATTGCGGCAACGGAGATCGACGCCCCGGCAACAGCAGCGATCAGCTCGATCATGCAAACAGCTTAGCTGCCAGCTAGGATTTAAACCTAGACCTTCTTCTGGAGAGTCTGGGCGTTCCCGTAGAGGCCGGCTGCGGGCAATAGGTGGGCACCGCGCGAGGACCCACCACCGGTCACACTCTTACCAAGGCACGCCGGCTTGTTTGGTCGGATTGCGCTGCTCGTTGATCTGGTTTAGCAGTGCTTGGCCGATCTCGGTTACTTTTTCTGTGCCGAGCGCTTCCTTGACCCACTCGATCACCTGCTCCTTGGTCAGGTCGGCATAGGGGATCAGGGTTTCTGGGCGCTCGAAGCCGATGGAGCCATAGGCGCCAGCGGAGTAGGTGCCGTCGTGGGCATCAACGGTGTAGTGAGCGGTGTAGACAAAACCGTCCTGGGTCTCCCTTTCGAGATTGACGATGTTCCAGGTGGCAGTGAGATCAGACATGGTGTTGCTGGTGATGTAGCAGATTAGCGCTTATGCGACCTGTTGAGTAGGCCGGTTGCCCGCCTAGCGGCGTGGACTACGAGAGATGAGCGCCGTTCAACGCATCCCAAAACGTGTCACGAAGACACTCTTGGTAAGCGGCACAATCTCCGCCACGAATGACGGCTGGCCAGTATTCAAGGGCAAGCTCAAGAGCAAACCATCCCCACAGGAACGAATGATCTTTGATGTTGCTCATGAGCTGGTGGGGTTATGAGTAAGGTCACTAGTGAGGTTAGTGAAGGGGACTTAGATGCCTGCCGCAGTTAAGCGAGCCTCAAGACTTTCGATCTTGGCAACAGCTTCCTGCAGTGCAGCCGTTAGCAAGGGGACGAGTTTGGATTGGTCGATGCCTTGGTAGACGGGGTTGCCCTCAGCATCGACTGCATCCTTCTCACCAGTCACACATTCAGGAACAACGGTCTGCACCTCGTGGGCAATGAAGCCATCCACCGTCTTGGTGGGATCCGCGATGAAGTTAAAGCGGCTGGGCTTCAGTTGTTGCAGGCGGGTGATGCTGTCAGTAACTGGGGTTACGTTTTCCTTGAGTCGGTAGTCGGAGGAGGTGTTGTAGGCGGTGGCGGTTGTAGTTACGGAAATAGTGCCAACCCCAGCACCGCTTCGGCTGAATTGACACACAGTACCGTCGGAATTGCGGTTGACGTAAAAAGCGCCAGCGCTTGCTCTAGAAAGAAAAATAGAACCATTCCGTGGCTCGAATCCTATACCCTCTGTTGTGTTACCAGAACCAGGGGATGACGTTGTTTGTTGCCCAATCAAAAAGTCACCATTGTTGCTAATCCTCATCCTCTCCGTCGGAGAACTCGCCCCATCCGCAGTAGTGGAGAACACTAAGCGGCCTGGCATGTCATTAGCGCCAGGAGTGCCGTCTACCTGAGCAACAATGCTTGCAGCTTGAATAAACGCAGTGCCGTCAGATCCTTGGAACCGAAGCGCCGCTAGGCTGTCTCCATTTTGAACTATGGTG